TTTTTATTCTTTTTAACATCAATTGGATATTCTTGAGCTATTAATGGGATATTATCTGTTAGAGACCACATAGATCCATATGTAAATTCGTAACCTTGTGCATATAGATCATTATAATAGTGAAATAGTGTGTTATTGTTTATTAACCAATCATCACCATCTAATAACATAACAATATCATCCATGGTGCAATGACTAATACCAGCTATTTGATTTGCAATAGCACCGATATTTTCTAAATTTTGAATTAATCTAAATTTACTCTGAAGTTTTTCTGGTAAACTATTAATAGTCTCTTTTGCTACTTGAAAGGACTTATCATCTGAATTATCATCTATTAGAATATGCACGTAGTTATTATAATCTTGCGTAGCAATTGATAATATATTCTTTCGAATATAGTTTTCTGCATTCCAAAAAGGTGATATAACTACAATTCGTTTCTGATCTTCAGATGAACTATACTGTTTATTAGCAGGCATATTTCCTGTTCTTCCAAAGACACGAGCTACTTTTTGGTTGATTCGAGTGACTTTTCTATAATCATCTACTGAAAGAAAATTCCCAAGTATCGAATAAAGAAACTGTTTCCATTGTAGTGCAACTGTATTCCAGCCTGTAACATCTTTGACAATATCGCAGTAATTTTGTTTTTGTTGGTGTAGATATGGGTTATTATATGCAGCAAAGAAAGTTTCTAAGAACTTTTGCACCTGAATTTTTTTATCAATATGTGGAAATAAAACATTCGGTTCAATTGCATAGTCAATATGATAACAGGCAAGATCTATTGCTGTTTCTTCGAGTGCACCAAATCTTGTGGTGACAAGAGGTGTCTTGTATAGAAGTGATTCAAGGGATGAAATTCCGAATGTTTCTGGAAATGCACCTGGATAAAGCATCATCCAAGATTTTGCAAGTATCTCTGCTATTTCATGCTGTGGAATTACTCCAGTAAATGTAATTCCGAGGTTTTTTAAGTCTTCTCTTGCGGCAAGTTGTGAAACTGTATTTTCTTGAGCATCAGGTTCAGCTCCATCACGAAACCGATAGTAACCACCAATAATAGAAAGTTTTGCTTCTGGGATTCTTTTCTTTATCTCTGGCCAAATATGTTCTACTAGAGGCAACATACCTTTTGTTGCCGATGCATTATAGACAAATTGATTTGGATCTTTCTTTGATAGATCTACTTCTGGAATATGGCAAACGGCGCCATTACGAGTTTGAAATATTGATTTCTTAAGTACTTCGTGGTTTCGTTTCTTGCCGTGTTGACAGGTAAGTATATATGACGTGTGCCAGTCAGAAAGTGTGAATACGTGATCTATTTTTCCAGAGACAACAAGATCTTCTAATAGATTATCACCTTCTATAAATGTATCATGTAACCAAAGAATACGTTTCTTTGCTTTGTGTATAAACGGCCAATCATTAGAAATAAATGGTACTACAGTTCTAGAAACAATTACGGCTTCGTAGTCTGTTTCATCAAATTTAGCATCGGAGTTATCGACATATCGGACTCCATCATAAAGTCCTGGTTTTGAGTTCGAGCCGTCCTTGCAGTTATTATATACGGTGACCTCAAATCCGATTTTTGAAAGTTCTTTTGAAATAAGGATGACTGCGGATTCAGAGCCTCCGAGTCCTTGTTTAGAAAGAGTATCTCCATCATAGCATAAACCTATTTTGTCTATTATTGCAAGTTTCATAATATATCCTCATCACGTAAAAGTTAATCAATGGTATTTATATTTATCTATAAGAGCTCATGGTTTTTGTGGCCAATCGACCGCAAACGGGTTCAGGCCCGCCACGTTATTGTAAATGTCGCGAAGAGCTTGTCTATACTCGACCCATTCAGGGCTAACTGGTACTTGTAACTCGTATGCTTTGATCACCTTATAATCAGTTTCAGCCAAGTGTTTTTCAGATTCAGTTTTTATTTTTTGCCATTGAATCGCAAGTTCAGATTCATTTGGATCTTGTATAGTCCATTGATTATTTTCCCACCACAATTTTTGTCCTGGAATGTATGATGGTTTTACAGTACAAATGACAAATCCAAGAACATTCAGTTCTTGCTCACTTTTTCCGACATGCTCAATAGGTAATTTTTGTGGTTGTGCAGTTTTATATGAAACTAGCATTATTATACATCTCCTGTACTAGTAGAGGGAAACGAGCGACCTGGACCCCATATGATACGAACGGCGCCGGTGCCCCCGCCGGAAGCTGTGCCGTCTGAACCGGGGCCGCCGCCGCCATATGCACCGCCCGTGTTGAGTGTACCGCCACCAACCCCTCCAGACCCGCCGCCACCGCGCGACCCGTTGTTGCCGGCCATGCCGCCGGTGCCACTAATTCCAGCACCTAAAATTCCAACGCCACCGCCCGAACCACCAAGGCCGGAGATGGCGCTGGTTCCCCCACCGCCGCCACCACCACCGCCATTTCCATTTAATCCTGCAGTGTTATAGCCGCTTCCTGCGCCTCCATTGCTAGTATAGCCGCCTGCACCCCCGCCGCCGCCGCAGTAGTTGCCGATTGTATTTTGTCCTCCGATACCGCCAAACCCACCGCCGCCGGGGCCAATAGTAGTAGTAAAGCTGCCACCTGATCCGCTCGCGCCGGAAAAGCCAACGGCGGCGACTGCGCCGCCGCCACCTGCTACAGTTAATGCTGAAATAAAATAGCTGGTTCCGCCCGCTTGGGGTGTTCCGCCCGATTGCCCCGCCAAACCTACAACAACAGTGTAACTACTCCCAGGTGTTACTGGTATATTATTTAACCAGGCCAAACCGCCGCCGCCACCGCCGGAACCTCCAGAAGCAGAAAGATATCCGCCACCCCCGCCGCCAACACAAACAACGTAAACTTGGTATACGTTTGCGGGACACACAAAAGAATATGTACCTGGGCTGGTATAAGCAAGCTGACCGCTGTCAGCAGTTAGATCAACTTGTTTTGCAAATGTAGAAACTACTTCCCATGTATCAATATCAGGATAATAAAATTCTAACCCTTCAAGATCAGTGTTATAGTAAATTGTAGCTGCAGACACGGTAGGTCGCTCTGCTTGTGTTCCAGAACGAATATATTGTATTGCATCTTGTATATACGATAGTTGCCCATCAACTTTCCATTTAGTTCCGTCAAAGACAAAAACTAGATTATTAAACTGATATGTGTCGTTTACACTGGGGCTGTTGGGAAAGTTTATTGACATCATTTATCCTTTTATTATGGTCAAATTGCGTTATACGGATCTGTTTGGGTTCCTATATAGAATTTGATTATTCGTAATTGGTGGCTTTTCAGAAACTTCTATATAACCTGTATTGATGTAGATTCTTATCAGAAAAAACGGTTGTTGGTACTTTATAAAGATATTGTGCCTGTAAACTCCAAATGCCCATTATATCGCATACCTTGTTTTAAAAAACTCATAGTTTTGTGAAATTTCAGAAATAGAAAGTGCTTTACTATACATTTGACAGGTATAAATTCTACCTTGAAAGTATCCATAAGGCCCGTATCCAAGAGTATCTCCTCTCATGTTTACTGCTGTCCTAGGACTAGTTAGCCCTTGTCTAGCAAATACATCGTTTAAATACAAATAAGGTCTCTTATTTAAATAAACAACAGTTATAAGAGTAGGTGTTGTGCTAGATATTGTGGCGCTGTGTACAAGCAAAGGCGGCATATAACCATCAGCATGCTCATAAACAGACACACCGTTTGTTCCACAAGATATACCAGCACCTGCTGCACTGGCGCCACCTTGATTAGCACCTACTAAATATCTTTGACCTGAGGTTCCAGTAACACCGCTGGTGCTTTCTGCGTCTATGCCATGAGTTGCTGTTGGCATTGCTATCATAGAATAAGTAAAAGAATCTGTTACTGTAGTAATTGCAGAACCAATATCAAAACCTTGAGTAGTTCCATTCATTGTAAAATAGTCACTTGTAAATGTAGGAGCATTTAACAGATTAAAATTTCTTCCATTACCTGAAATATCATTCCAAACAGTACCACTCCCAGGATAACTACTAGTACTACCGTCTAAATAAACTAGCAAACCATCAGTTACTAGGCTACCTATGCATAGGAGCATTTGTTGTATTGTCATGATATACCGGCACCAGAAATTGCGTAGTCATTGGCATTAACACATAAAGCAGTAGCCAACCCAAATTTAGATAATGTTCTATTTCCAGTAGTTGAAGTTCCTGCTAGACGTAGAGTAACTCCAGTAGAGACAATAGTTATAGCAGTATTAGACGAGTTATAAAAAGAAACCATATCCCCGATTGAAAACGATGTTGACGTGTTTATTGTTACATTTGCAGTAGTGTTTACGTGTTTTCCGGCATCAGAAGATAGTACAACGACGTTGTTGCTTTGTGGTATGCCTGTTGGTGCTGCACTGCCAGTAAATCCTTGGCTACCTGTAAAACCACCAGCTGGCCCTTGGCTACCTACAAATCCTATGTCACCCTTACTTCCAGTAAAACCAAGTGATCCAGTATACCCAGTCAATCCTCTTGCGCCAGTAACAGTAATCCATTGCAGACTATCACCATCGTTGTATAGTACTGAAAGAGAAAGATCGGTGGTATCAAACCACATATGACCATCTGTAGTAGTAAAAGGTGCGGTGTTTGATGTATCTGCCAAGAAACCTGCCGATCCCGTAAACCCCACTGCTGCGTAAGAACCACTAACACCAATTAAACCAATTGACCCAGTAAAACCTGCATACCCACTACTTAAAAAATCTGATAAATTAGTAGTCATTCATATCTCCATGTATATGATTATTTATTTAAAAACTCCGGATATCATTATGCCGGTTGTAGATAAATTAACTGTAGAGCCAGATGTAAATACTTCAGCACCTGTGGTCGGATTAGATGCCTGTGTTGTAATACCAGTGATTGATGTACCAGATGTAATTGCAAAAATAGCAGCTTTGCTGTTTATAAAATCTCCTGCACCTAAAACATGTGAGGCACTATCTGTATTAGTTTGCACATCTTGTGGACCAGACCCTCCATCTAAAATATACACTCTACTTACTAAACTTATAGATCCAGGTGTTTGTCCTGAGAGTCCCGTTAAAGACATACTATATGAGGAAAATGCACCATTAGTTCTTGGGTGATTTATATAGTGCATATAGAGAGTATTAGTACTATTTGAAATTGTTGCTATATTCAATCCAGCAGAACCTTGCACTGATAATGCTAAATTACTTATAGTTAGACCAGATGCCTTTACAATTCTTGTTAAAACTATAAATTTTTGATATGGTTCCGATGCTTGTGTTAATGTGAACGAACCAGCTGCACCGGCTGTAAATGAAAAGCTTGCAGCAGAATAACTAAATGCTGCATCATAACCAACTGCAGAAATTTCAGGTACTCTATTCATACTTATGGCTTGTGAAACTACTGATACCATATCAAAACAATCCTGCACCGGATATTACAAATATATTAGTTCCTACACATAAAATAGTTGCAAGACCTCTTTGAGACAATGTTAAAGTTCCTGTAATGTTTGTTCCTGCAAAGTATTGGGTGACACCGCTTGCCAAAATGGACATTGTACTACCTTTATTATTAAATACAGTTACAACATCACCGTTTGAAAATATTCCAGACGGAACTGTAACATTTCCACTTGTTATATTAATGTATTTACCCACATCTGAAGCTTGGAGTGTATATCCAGCTGCTTGCGAATTTACTGGAATATTAGTAGGACCTATAGATCCAGTAAACCCGACTGACCCAGTAAAGCCTATGGAACCAGTAAATCCTAGATAATTCCCATCTAAAAGCGCACTTAAATTAACCGTTGTCATTTTTCATTTAACTTTCTATTTAATTCTTTAATTGCCTCAATTAGGAAAGGAATAATAGCATTATAGTTTACCGTTTTATATTCGCCATCATTTACAATACTTGGAAGTACTTTTTCTATCTCTTGCGCTATTACACCATATGAAGTTTTTTGTGTTTCTTTCCAAATAAATTCATATCCGTAAATTTTATTTAAAGTATCTATTGGATTTTTTATTTGTGATACTATATCTTTATATGCCATATCTGATAGAGAGTTAAATTCAGTAGCATTTAAAGTTCCAGTTGATGGGTTATAATATAGTTTAGTAGAAGATACATTAGCACCTGATGCGCTTCCAGAAGTAGCATCTGTAAATATTGGATATCTTGTTGCATTTGTTGCTGTATCATCTGTTATAGTAATAGAGTTACTACCTACACTTCCCGTAAATCCGAGAGATCCAGTGAAACCAGAACCCTGAGATCCAGTAAAACCTAAAGATCCAGTAAATCCTAAAGATCCAGTAAATCCAGTATCACCTCGTGAACCAGTAAATCCAGTATCACCCCGTGAACCAGTAAATCCAGTAGAACCAGTAAATCCGGTAGAACCTATAGATCCAGTGAAACCAGTTCCACCTGAACCAGTAAATCCAATAGAACCAGTAAAACCAATCGAACCGGTGAAACCAGTTCCGCCCGAACCAGTAAATCCAGTATCACCTCGTGAACCAGTAAAACCAATCGAACCGGTGAAACCAGTTCCGCCCGAACCAGTAAAACCTAAAGATCCAGTAAATCCAGTATCACCTCGTGAACCAGTAAATCCAGTAGATCCAGTAAATCCGGTAGAACCTATAGATCCAGTAAATCCGGTAGAACCTATAGATCCAGTAAATCCGGTAGAACCTATAGAACCAGTAAATCCAATCGAACCAGTAAATCCAGTATCACCTGTTCTACCTATATTAGTAAAGACCTGCCATGTAGACCCATCATAGACAAATTCCACACGAACATCATTTATATCTAAAATAAAATCTGTAGATAAACCTTCAATTGTCGAACCATTTCTTCCCACAGTCAAATTATTTGCGGACCAATCGGCTCCGTCTGCTATAGTAATAAAATTACCAATTGATGGTGTAATTGGAAGATCAATTGTGAATGAACCACCACTAGTATCAGCTATAATAGCATCAAATGATACAGCAGTATATGTACTTGTTACTTTAATCCATGTAAGGCCGTTACCAGTTTCACCTTTTTTACCTACACTTGAATATACTTGCCAGGTAAATCCATCATAAACTAAATCTACTTTAACATCCGTAACATCTAGAATTAAATCTGAAGTTAATCCTTCGATTGTGGATCCATTTCTATCTACTGTTAATGTATTTACAGACCAATCGGCGCCATCAGCTATTACTATATTATCTCCAGATGCCGGTGTAGCCGGAAGTGTTATAGTAAAAGATCCACCAGAAGAATCTGCTATAATGGCTTCATTTGTTGCCGCCGTGTAATTAGCAGTTTTTCGTATCCATGTAAGCCCACCGCCGCCACCAGATCCTGCAGAACCGGTGAAACCAGTTACACCTTGAGAACCAGTAAATCCAGCACCTTGAGAACCAGTAAATCCGTTTGAACCAGTAAAACCTAGAGAACCAGTAAATCCAGTTCCACCTTCTGATCCAGTGAAACCTAGAGAACCAGTATAACCAATACCACCTTCTGATCCAGTGAATCCAGTTCCGCCGGAGCCAGTAAATCCGTTTGAACCAGTGAAACCTAGAGAACCAGTATAACCAATACCACCTTCTGATCCAGTGAATCCAGTTCCGCCGGAGCCAGTAAATCCGTTTGAACCAGTGAAACCTAGAGAACCAGTATAACCA